AAACTTGAACGCGAAAACTACAACGAACTAGAAGCAGTACAAGCCGTTGTTGGTGGCGAGCAAGAGAAGTTGTTAAAGTCAAAGCGCAGAGCAGAGCGTGAACAAATGTTCCGCTTTGGTGGTCAGTCAGGCGTAGGTGCTTATTCACTACGCAGTACGACTAACCAATAACTAGGTTCCTTATCTGACCGACCAGCCCGGATGAGTGTAAGAAGTCTGGTAGCGATAGCCAACTTATGTTCCCCGACATAAATTGTGGATTGCGAATACAACAACAACGAAAGGGAGATGGCTAATGAGCCAAAATAACGAGTATGATGACGAGTTTGATGACTTCGGTGACGAAGGCACAGATGTAGTTAAGCAACTCCGTAAAGTAAACCGCACACTAGAAAAGCGTGCTAAAGAACTGGAACAGGAGTTGAAAGGACTGCAAACACAGACCCGCCAGCGTACTGTAAAGGATGTGTTGCAAGCCAAGGGTATTAACCCAAAGATTGCCACTTTCATACCGCAAGACATTGAAACTTCTGAGGAAGCAATCAATGGCTGGCTTAGTGAATACGGTGATGTTTTTGGTGTTAACTCTAATGCTAATTCAGAGCAGGCTTCAAATAATTCAATAGATGTTTCCGCTAATACAAGAATTAACCAAGTGGTTTCAACAGGGCAAGTGCCTGATGTTGACTCAGATGCTTTGGCTAAAATTCTTTCAGCAGGAAATGCAGAGGAATTAAATCGCATCCTTGGAATAAATTAACCAACTACCAATCTAAGGAAACTAACTCATGGCAAACACAGATACATCAGCCCTTACAGGTCTGATACAAACTGCGTATGACCGCTATGTTGAGTTCGCTCTCCGTTCGCAACCGCTAATTCGTAGCGTTGCAGACAAGCGACCAGCACAGCAAGCACAGCCGGGTTCAAGTGTTGTATTCTCACTTTACAACGACTTGGCTGCTGCAACTTCTGCATTGTCTGAAAACACAGACCCTGATGCAGTAGCACTATCAAATGTATCTACCACTTCTGTAACTCTTACAGAGTTTGGTAATGCATCACTTGTAACTCGCAAGTTACAACTATTCGCTCTATCAGATGTGGACCCAGCAGTTGCAGACATTATTGCCTTCAACATGGCTGACTCACTTGATAAGATTGCAATGGAGAGCCTACGCCAAGGAACAAATGTTATCTATGGTGGCACTGTAACTTCAACAGCAACCGTTTCATCTGCTGATAGCATCACTTCTGCAAAAATCCGCCGTGCAGTAGCCAAGTTGCGTACCAACAAGGCTGTTCCACGCGCTGGTGCTTTGTACTGGTGTGGTATCCACCCTGAGGTTTCACACGACCTTCGTGCTGAAACAGGCTCAGTCGGATGGCGCGACATCCACGCTCAAACAGACTCTGCACAGGGTAACCTATGGGCTGGAACAATCGGAACATACGAGGGTGCTTTCTTTGTTGAAACATCACGCATGTACCAAAAGGCAGAAGGTGCTAATCAGTCAACCTTCACAACAACTACCGCTGCAACTGGCGCATCAGGAACCACAACAATTACTGTTGCTTCAACATCAGGAATTGATGTCGGTGATGGCGTTGCAATTTCTGCTACAACTGGTTCAAGCACACTTGTATCAGCAATCAATGGTGCAGTTCTCACCCTTTCAGTAGCAACTACTGCTGCTGTAACATCAGGTGCAACTGTAACCGTTACTCCAAAGACCAATGTTTACCGCACAATTCTTTGCGGAAAGCAGGCTTTGGCAGAGGCAGTAGCACAGGAACCGAGCGTAGTTATCGGACCTGTTACTGATAAGTTAATGCGTTTCCGCCCAATCGGATGGTACGGCGTACTTGGTTTCGCCCGCTATCGTGAGGAAGCGTTGTTCCGCATTGAAACTTCATCAAGCATCTCTGGCTAATTTCGGAGATTAGTACCGGGGTGGCGGGTGTTTAAACGCCCGCTACCCTGTTACACTAAGGAGAGTTATGGCATACCAATTCACACCACCCACCGTCAAGGAAACCCCTGCTGGCGGTCACACGCTATTTGAGCGTTTAGGTATTGAGCGCGGTATTAGTGTTCTGCGGGTAGATGGAGTGTATTCGTCATTTCGTTATCCAAGTCAAACTCAAACTGATGAAGCAAGCGAAGTTTATTTAGGTGGACATGTGTACGACATTGATGACCAAACAAGAACACGACTCATAGCAGCAGGCTATGGAGATTACATAGCAACGGTTTAAACATGGCATGTAGAACTGGTTGCCCAACCCAAGACCATGCTAACTGGGGCGAGTGTCTAAAAGCATCTAACCTAGAGTTCAGCACAGGTGATGCTAATAGTGCAAAGGGCATGACCGAAAAGAAATGGAACGCTGAACTTAATGCCTATGCTGCTGCAAGAGCGCAAGGTATTCAACCTGATGGAACTTCAATGGCAAAGATTAGAGATGCTGTTGAGAAGTCAGACAAGGCTGGTAAAGCCTATGATGCAAACACAGGAACTTTTAAGGGGTAACAATGACTGCCATTGTAGGTATTCAGGGAAAAGGCTGGGCGTTAATCGCAGCAGACTCTATGACTACCTATGAGGACAAACCATACTATGCAAAAGGTGTGGATAAAGTTATCAAAAAAGGCGACTATGTATTTGGGTTTTCAGGTGATGCTATTGCAGGAAACATTGCAACTTACCTTTGGACTCCACCGAAAGTAATTAAGACAATACCAACAGATGTGTTTATGCAGACAAAAGTTCTGCCTTCCCTACGGGAAACAATGATTGAACATGGGTACAACCCTGATACAACTAAAGATAAAGATGCCGGATTTGATGCACTTATTTGTTTAAACGGAGTTATCTACGAAGTTGACCAAGATTACTTATGGTCAAGAGATGACCGTGGTTTGTATGCAGTAGGTAGTGGGGGCGATTTAGCCCTTGGTGCGCTAGCAGCAGCAGGCATGAGCAAGAACTCTATTAAGAGCGTTGAGGCTGTGGCTCGTAGAGCAATTAAGGTTTCCGCTGATTACAACATAAGTGTTGGCGGAGATGTAAAAGTAATTACCCAAAGGAGTAAGTAAATGTGCCTAGAGTGTGGATGCTATGGCGCTGTTAACCCTTACGGCGTAGGCGGTAGGGAAGTAAGCAGTAAGCCAACAGAAGCAAGTTTAAACAAAGTAACAGTAGTACCCGGAAAGTATCCTAAAGATACTTCCTTAGAAACAGAAAACTACGACTAAGAATAGGGGAAACAAATGTACGGACAAAAAAAAGTAAAGATTACTGGCTCAGCAACATCAAAGCCAGCAGCAAAGAAGCCAGCAATGCCTGCTAAGCCATCTGCAAACATGGCTAAGATGAATAAGTCAGCAGCAACAGGCAAGCCAAAGCCAAAGGCAAAGTTAAAGCCAAAGTCTAAAATGGGGATGATGTAATAATCATGCCTGCCAAGAAAGACCCACGACTAACAAGAGCAGGAGTATCGGGTTTTAACAAACCTAAGCGTACTCCAAGTCATCCGACTAAATCTCATGTTGTGGTGGCTAAAGAAGGTTCACAAGTAAAAACAATTCGTTTTGGACAGCAAGGCGTGACGGGTGATAAACAACCAACCGCACGCCAAGCATCCTTCAAGGCTCGTCATGCTAAGAACATTGCCAAAGGCAAGATGTCCGCAGCATACTGGGCAAATAAGGAGAAATGGTGAAAAAGAAAAAAGCATTTTGGGATACTAAAAACCCTAATAAAAAATCTACACCTTTAACACCAGCACAAAAAGCCAAGGCTAAGGCTATGGCTAAGAAGGCTGGTCGCCCGTATCCAAACTTAGTGGATAACGCAGCAGCAAAAAGAAAGGCTAAGTAATGGCACTAGGAACAGCAGGCAGTACATTAACAGGTGAACTTAATCGCCTTGCAGGTATTACCAGCGTGGCATCTTTTAAAGCACCGCAAGGTGCTGCCAATTCCTATGCAGGCACAACAGGCTTAGGTCTTATTGCTGCCCTTAATTACAAGGCTAGTACATCCCGACAACCCAAAGACTACAAAGGTTTAAACGCAGTTTGTAATGAACTTGCTAGTACAACTGGAAAGTCTGCCGTAGCAGCATTGAGGGCTATTGACCTATGAGTACATTTAACCAATTAACTGAGCGTGTTGATACGCTATTGCATGGCTATACGGTTAGTTCCGAAGCCAGCACATGGATAACAACTAGCGCAACCACATCTACAACTTCTATTACCGTATTTGATACATCAGTAATTGGTCGTGGTTACATACAAATCAATGATGAAATGCTGTATGTAAACACCGTTAACCCAGCATCAAGCACATTAACACTAGCCCCTTGGGGTCGTGGTCAGCGTGGTACTACCGCTGCTGCTCATGCTGCTAACGATAGAGTAACTGTTTCACCATTGTTCCCACGCAATGAAATTAAGCGTGCCATCAATGATACTATCAACGCTGTTTATCCAGCCATCTTTGGCGTAGGTCAAACAGAGTTTAATTATGTTGCTGCTAAAACAACTTATGATTTACCTGATGAAGCAGAAAACATTTTAAACCTTACTCACTCAGTCATAGGTCCAAGCAACGAGTGGCTTCCAGTTCGTGCATGGCAACTAGACCGATTGGCTAACCCAACAACATTTGGCACAGGTGGTAACCTAGGAAAGAGCATTAGCGTTTATTCTCCTATCGTACCGGGGCGTAAAGTCAATGTTGTTTATTCAAAGCGCCCAACATTATTGTCGGCAGCAGCAGATGACTTCGTTACAGTTACTGGTTTGCCTTCATACTCCGAGGATGTAATTATCTATGGCGCAGCCTTTAGGATGATTTCGTTCTTAGACCCTTCTCGCCTAGGTCCACAACACGCAGCAGCAGACTTGCTTGACTCACAACAAACTGCTCGTTCAGGCGAAACTGCATCACGCTTCTTGTTTGGTATTTACCAACAGCGTTTAAACGAGTGTGCAGAAAATCAACGCAGACAATTCCCAGTCCGCAGTCACTATCAAAGGTAGGTAAATAAATGGCAGCAGGAGATGCAGGCTCACCAAAACGGTACTATTCAGCAACAGCAGTAGAAACAACAATTACTGCTGCTATTCCTTCGGCATCACAAGGAGATACTTACACATCTTTTGTTGTCGCATCAACAAGCGGTTTTGCTGCAAGTTTCCCTTACACACTTCTTGTTGACCCTGATACAAACAAAGAGGAAGTAGTCACAGTCACCGCTGGTACTGGCACGACTCTTACTGTTACCCGTGGTCAAGATAGCACTCAGGCAGTAGCCCACTCAGCAGGCGCAACAGTTCGCCATGCAGTATCTGCCCGCGAGTTCCGTGAATTACAAACCCACATTGCAGCCCGTGGTTTTGATGCCGACTCAGGCATTATGACTAACATTGAAACACATGTTCACGGTCTTGGTACAGGTGATGGTTCGGTAGTAGGTACTGCAAAGGCTCAAACTCTTACCAATAAACTTTTAACAAGTCCAACTGTTGATGGTGATGGCATTTACTTTGAAGGCTCAACTGCTGATGGCAATGAAACAAGACTTACCGTAGTTGACCCAACCGCTGACCGTATTATTACGCTTCCAAATGTGACTGGTACTGTTGCAATTCTTGATGCTTCACAAACATTAGAAAACAAAATTTTAACAAGCAATACTTTAGGTTCTGCCCTTGCTGCTGGTGGATTTACCGTATCAGGTTTGGCTACACCTTCTGCTACATCAGATGCTGCAACTAAAGGTTATGTAGATACACAAGTTGCAAACCTTGTTGACTCAGCACCGGGAACACTAGATACTCTTAATGAACTTGCTGCTGCCTTAGGTGATGACCCTAACTATGCAACAACAATAACTAATGCTTTAGCAGCAAAACTATCGCTAAGTGGTGGCACTATGACTGGTGCTATTGCAATGAGTACAAATAAAATTACTGGTCTTGGTGACCCAACATCTGCACAAGATGCTGCTACTAAAAATTACATTGATACCATGGCAACATCTGCTGGTGCATCTGCTACTGCTGCTGCAATTAGTGCCAGCGCTGCTGCAACATCAGCCACATCCGCTGCCACATCCGCATCTAGCGCTGCTGCATCATTTAATGCTGTTACAGGTCTTACAGGTTCAGGTCTTGTCCGCGACATGGGTGGGATTGATGAAGCCGATACCACTTCTACTACCTACATTAACATTGCAACTGTTGCTGCTGCTGCTGCGACTAGCGCATCATCCGCATCTGCAAGCCAAAGCGCTGCTGCTACATCTGCTACAAACGCTGCAACTAGCGCTACAAGCGCAGCAGCAAGTGCTACCGCTGCTGCAACTAGCGCAACATCCGCTGCTGCTAGTGCAACCGCAGCAGCCACATCAGAAACAAATGCACAAGCATCATCTAGTGCTGCTGCAACAAGCGCAACAAGCGCAGCAACAAGTGCTACAAGCGCTGCTGCATCAGCATCCGCTGCTGCCACAAGTGCTACAAGTTCTGCTGCTAGTGCAACTCTTGCAAATGATTGGGCTACATTAACAACTGGTCCAGTCGCTGGTGGAGAATACTCAGCCAAGTATCATGCTCAGGCTGCTGTTACTTCTGCAACTAGCGCATCAGCATCTGCTACCGCAGCAGCAACCAGCGCCACAAGCGCTGCTGCTTCTGCTACGGCTGCTGCTACATCTGCAACATCTGCTGCTGCATCAGCCACGGCTGCTGCTACCAGCGCAACAAGTGCTGCTGCTTCGGCAACTGCTGCTGCATCCAGCGCCACACTTGCTGCTAGTTACACACCCGCAATAACCGCAGGGGTTAGTGGGTATTTCTTAACCAATAACGGAACTACCGCTAATTGGGCATCACTATCAGATTGGGGAACAATCTAATGCCATTTGCATTTCAACGCCGTAGAGGTACGACTGCACAGCATGCTTCTTTTACAGGATTGCTCGCTGAACTAACAGTTGATACAGACAAAAAGACCGTAGTAGTACATGACGGTTCAACAGCGGGTGGAGTACCGCTTGCTAGAGCAGCGGGTGGAACACTTGCAGATACAATTACCAAAGGACTAGAGGAAGATGTAAACATTGTTGCTTCGGCAGCAACTGGAACAATCGCTATTGATTTTTCTACTGCATCAGTTTGGTATTACACATCAAACGCAACCGCTAACCATACGCTTAACTTTAGATACAGCAGTTCATCATCACTAAACAATAACCTAGCAACAGGTGATGCCATTACTTTAGTATGGCTAAACACCAATGGCGCAACCGCTTATTATCCAAATGTTATTCAGGTTGACGGCTCATCCGTTACTCCTAAGTGGCAGGGTGGAACAGCGCCTACTGCTGGTAACGCATCAAGCATTGATGCTTATGTATTCACCATTATTAAGACAGCATCTGCTACATTTACTGTATTAGCATCTCAAACTAGGTTTGCTTAGGAGAAATTGTGCCATTATTAACACTACAATCTGCAAAGGGTTATGGTTTTGGTAAACATGTAGCAGCAGCAAGTGGCATTACTTCTGACTACGAAGCCATACAAACATACGCTCTTTCATCAGGTGGAACTGGCTCGGTTACATTTAATAGCGGTGGAGTATTTGCTAACTACCGACATTTACAAGTCAGATGGGTTGCAAAATGTTCTCGTTCTGCACCTAATGCAACTATGGTTATGACTTTTAATGGTGTTACAACTGCTGCTGGAAATTACATTGCAGAACAGGTTGAGTGGGATGGGACTGGAACATTTTATCCAAGTTCAGGCGCATTGTTAGGTTATAGTGGATTAGCGGCTAATACTTATGCAAATTATTTTAGCGTAGGTTATGCAAACATCTATAACACAAACTCTACTTCTGTTAATAAACCATTTTATACTAGCGGTGTGTTTCAACAAGGTGGTAGTGCATCAGGTCAAAATAACTGGACTATTACTACTGGAAGTTTTATAGCAAATACAGATGCAATAACTTCAATTACATTTGCCCCCGACTCAGGAACATTTAACGCTAATACAAAAATTGCTTTGTATGGATTAAAGTAAAGGAAAAATTATGCCAAGTGGAACATGGGAAAAAATAGAAACTAAAACTTTAACATCATCAGGTGCGCTTAATTTTACTTCAATACCTTCTACTTATACCGACATTTTTATTACAGGGCAATTAAGAGCAGCGGGTGGTTCTTATGTTGAAAACGCTTGGTGGCAATACAATGGTGATGGTGGTACAAATTATGGGGACATGAGAGCGATTGCTTATTCAACTAGCACTTATACCAACAACAATGGCACCGGTGAAACTCAAAATTACTTTGGTGCTATAAGTGGTTCAACTGCAACTTCAGGACTTTATACAAGTATTTGTCTGATGATACATAATTACGCAAGCACTTCTCATTATAGAGCAAATCAAACATCACAAATTGCATACAATTATGAAGCAAATTATCGTACTGGAAACTGGCTTAATCTAAGTTCTGCAATTAACAGAATAGAATTTAATTGTGGCGGTGGTAGTGGTTTTGCTGCTGGAACAACTATAACCCTATGGGGTATTAAGGAAGCGGTATAAAATGGCAATGACTCTTATTGCAACACATACAGTTACATCTGCAACTGGAAGTTTTACTTTTTCTAGCATACCGCAAACTTATGAAACTCTTTTGATTAAAGGATGTTTAGCAGATAGCATCTCAGGTACTGGTAGAAATGATTTTACAATAACTTTTAATTCAGACAATACCAATGGTGCAAATTATTATGGAAATCGTTGGTTATTTTATGATGGCAATAATAGATTACATGAACTAAATGGTACAACCCAAGGTGGTACCCATGCTATGCCGGGTACTGGTAATGGTGCAAGATTTACTGGTATTGAGTGGATTATTCCAAACTATACTAGCGGTAGTTACAATAAAGCCATGCACTCTCAGGGCGGTTATGGCGCATCAACGACTCATGCATTTTTAAATCTTGTTTCGTATAATAATTTAAACAATACTTCTGCTGTTAGTTCTATTACTTTTAAAGCAGCAGGTTCAGGAACTTTTGCGGTTAATTCGTTAGTGTCCCTTTACGGGCTAAGTTAAAAAGGAGAAACATGAGTACACAGCCAATGGTAGTTGAAATCAACTGCACCACAGGAGAGGTTAACGAAAGACCTTTTACTCCTGAGGAAATAGCAAATAGAGAAAAAATTGAAGCCGAACTGGTAGCAAAAGAATTGGCTCGCAAAGAAGCCCTTGCTGCCCAAGAAGTAGCAAAAGCATCTGCTGTTGCAAAACTTGCAGCACTCGGATTAACCGCTGAGGAAATTGCAGCGCTTTAATTGATTGACTGTTTAAACTGTGGCGAGGAATTTTCTCCTGTCGCCACTAGATGGCTATGCCCTTTTTGTAAGACTAAAGCAAATTGTTGCGAAGGCGAACCCCAGTAAAGGAAGTGTTTAAATGGCAATAACAAGCCGTGCGCCCCACATTACCGAACGCCCACAGATTGACCTGTCGGGTTCCGTATCTCAATACTATGAAATTACAGGTAATGCTTTTGATGTGGCTATTGCTGGCTTGCCTTTTATTCTTGGCGTAACTGACTCTACACCTTACCGCCGACAGACCGCAGAGTTTCGTACTCAGCGTGTGGACCAAGAGCGTGACCCCGGTGAGCAATCACTTGCTGGTTCGGGTTATTGGATTAGGTCGCAATCATCCTTGCATTTAGGTCAAGGTATTAACTATCAGGAACCACTTGAAGGCGACCCTGACCAAACCAAGTTCCGTTACAAGACTGGTGAAGGTATTGACCCTTGGACTACTGGACAAATTAAATTATTAAAGAAAACCACGCTTACAGAAGCAGCAACTGGCAAATCTTATGTTTTTTCTACAACTGTTAATGGCGCAGACTTTCTTATTAAAGTTGCAGAGTCAGCATCTGCCACATCTCGCGTATTAAGAACTTCTACTACTGGTACTGAAACAACGCTTGTTAATAATTCAGCAATAACTGAAAAAATCTTGGCTGCTGCTATGGGTGGTAACGACCTTATGATTGTTACTCCTACTAAAGTATGGCGTTATTCATTTGATGATGCCAGTCCAGCGATACATCAAGATTATGCTATTAACTCAGCAGATGCTGCTAGTAATAAAGTTGCAATTAACTATGTTAAAAGTCGTTTTGTTATTGCTTATTCTACTACTAGCGGTACAACACAATCTTATGCACTTGCAAGAAACACAGGTTCATCAATTAACTTTAGCACCTTAACTGCTATCAATGGTTCAACAACATTACCTTCGGGATTTACTTTTACCGCTGTAACTGAGTCATCTAATGCTTTCTACATTGGTGGTTATTCGGGTGATGAAGGCATGGCTTTTAAAGTTACAGTAGATAGTAGTGGTGCATTATCTACAATGGTTCGTGTAATCCTTTTACCAAAGAGCGAACAGTTACTACAAATGTATGGCTATCTAGGTTCTTATGTAATGCTTGGAACAAGCCGTGGTGTGCGTGTGGCTATTGTTGATGCTGATGGCAATGTTTCTTACGGTCCACTTGTCTTTGAAGCAACTGGTGGTGTCTATGCATTTACTGCTCGTAACTCATTTGTTTGGGCTGGTGTAAACGCAGGTGTTGGCGGGCAAACAGGTTTAATTCGCATCAATCTTGGTGCGCCATTGGCTAATAATGGTTATGCCTACGCAACAGACTTGGTTGCAACTAGCGTAACTGGACATGTCCACTCTGTTGCAACATTTGATAATGGTCGCAAAGCATTTACCGTTGAAGGCTCAGGTCTTTGGATTGAACACTCTACTGACTTAGTTGAGTCAGGAACATTTACTACTGGACTAATTCGTTTTGATACATTAGAAAATAAAGCGTGGAAGCGACTTCGTTTGCGTACACCTGATACATTGCAAGGGGACATACAAATTGCAAGAGTTACAGAAACTGCTGCTGATGCGCTCACTACTGTTGCACAAGGCACAACCGAACAGTACGACTATGACCTTGCGGTTGTATTCCCGGATGTTTCGCCTGATGCTTCTTTCCGTTTCACCCTTTCTCGCAACAGTTCTGATGCCACTACTGGCGCTGTTATTTATGGTTATTCTGCTAAAGCGCTTCCTACTCCTACCCGCGCTCGCGTTATTCAAATTCCTTTATTTTGTTTTGATAGAGAAACCGACAAACTTGGTAACCTATTGGGTTACGAAGGCTATGCAAGAACGCGATTAAGCGCACTTGAAGCAGTTGAAGGTGTTGGCGAAACAGTCGTCATCCAAGATTTCACCGCAGGCGGAGAGCCTATTGAAGCGGTGATAGAGCAAATAACTTTTATTCGCTCAACTCCACCCAACCGTAACTTCTCAGGCTTTGGCGGTATCGTTCAAGTCGTTGCGAGAACTGTCGTCTAAGGAATAAAACAAATGACTCCTGCAAACTGGGCTGCACTAGCCGTGTCTGTAATGACCCTTCTAATTGGCTTTACTGCTTCTATTAGATTTTTGGTTAAACATTATCTAAGTGAACTTAAACCAAATGGAGGAACAAGTGTGTCTGACCGTTTAAACAGGGTAGAAAGACGGGTAGATGAAATCTACTCGCTATTGATTGAAAGAAAGTAATGAGTAAATTAGCAAAGAAACCAACACCAGCAGCGCTTGCTGTATTACGCCAAGCAACTGCTATTAAACCAAAGCGTAAGAAGTTATCTGATGGATTACTTCCTTCTGCTGCTCACATAAAGCAAAGCCCAACTAGCGACCACAATACTGGTTACGCTGTTGACTTAACGCATGACCCTGATAATGGGATTGATTGTGCAGAGATTTTTCAAAAACTAAAAACAGACAGTCGTGTGAAATACCTAATCTTTAACAAAAAGATTTGGTCTAAAGAGAAAGCCAAGTTAGGTGACCGCAAGTACACAGGCTCAAATCCACACACGAAACACTTGCACATTTCCATCAATGATGGATGCGGTGATGATGTCCGACCATGGTTCCCATGGATGGCAGCACCTAAGTTAATAAACCAAATAAAGGCAACCATTGCGGTTGTTCCCCAAAAGAAGGTGGTAATAAATGAACCAAAAGTTAGCAGCAATACTAGGCAGTTATGTGCGTGCAGCGGTTGCTGCTGTTCTCGCCCTGTATCTAGCAGGAACTACTGACCTAAAAACATTGGGCTTAGCAGCACTAACAGGTGTAGCAGGACCATTGCTAAAAGCGCTTGACTCATCCGACACAAATTTCGGCAGAGGCGCAGAGTAATCTAATCGTTTAAACATAAGAAAGCCCCGCTTTCACTTCGTACACTTCCCCTGTGTACGCTGTGATTGCGGGGCTTTTTTTGTTTTATTAACTTGTCCGATTATCAGTTGAGTAAAAACCGCTAGCGTTAAACTTGACTGATGGGGTTGACCATACTCTACTCATAGGCTGCCCGCAACAGTTAGGTGCGCTAACTTCGTTATGTATAGAAAATTCTGTTTCATACTGGATGCCACATTGTTCACATTTAAATTCATAAATCGCCACTTGTTGGTTCCTTATCAGCAGGGGTAGGCGCTGTTAATTTTGTGCCACAATTTGCACACTCTGCATCTGTAAACCATACTGCTATTTCGTAATCAAAAAAAATACATTTAACATTTAATACTTCACAACCACAGATACAACTATGGCTTGGCTCGCCACGCAAGTCGCCGAAGGATTTGCCATAGTCAGGCTTCCACTCGCCAACTGGCGTTGGCTCAGGCATACTTATCCTTACGCTGCACGAACAGCAGTCTAATTACATTTGTGTAATTTTGCTTGTACCGACACGGCGTGTCGCCGAATAGGGGAGAGATTGCACCTGTATCCTAGCGGAGAAATCAACTACACATAGAAAGGACTGGATAATTGACCCTAGAAATAAAGACAGGGAAATCCTATGTTAGTCATAGTGGTTTGTCCACATGGCTTAACTGCGGATGGCAATTCTATTTATCCCGTATTCAAAAAGTTCCTGAGAACCCATCCTACTGGCTAGTAGGTGGTTCGTCTGTACATGAAGCAACAGAAGTTTATGATGTTACAGGCACAGAGAACTTTGACCCTACCATTGCTTTTAACGAAGCATGGAAACGCAACTATGAAAGAAGCGACAACGGCATGGAGTTTCGTGCTGGTGGTCGCTCTACTAAAGCGTATCCAAATGGTGAGGATGCAACTTGGTGGTTAACCGAAGGACCAAAACAGGTTGACCGCTGGGTACAGTTCCGCAAAGACTCAGGCTATCAACTGTTTAAACTGCCTGATGGTCGCCCTGCCATTGAAGTTGTAATGGACCAAGAAGTTAGTGGAGTGCCAGTAAAGGCAGTCCTTGACCGATTGTTTGTTACTCCCAATGGGGAACTAATTGTTGTGGACATCAAAACAGGAAGCAGAGAACCAGCAAGTAAGATGCAAATGGGTATCTACGCAATCATGGTAGAGAAAACATTTGGCGTTCGCCCAGTTGGTGGTGCTTATTGGATGTCCCGCACAGGTGAACTGACGGACACGGTTAACCTTGATAACTTCACAGAACCACGCCTAGGCTCATGGGTTAAAAACTTTGAGAAGGCAATAGATAACAACATCTACATACCAGCACCCGGATTTATGTGCGGTACATGCGGAGTCAATTCTGCATGCTATGTTGTAAATGGTAAGGACTCACACAAATACCCCGAAATAACAGAAGGAGAAGCAAGTGAGCAGTAACGAAGCACCGTACCAAGTGAACATAAAGACACCAAAAGGTTCACTACTCAATCTCAGAGCATGGGATGAGCAACAGTTAGACACAATCCTTGACGGATTGGAAGTGCGTATGCAACGCATTTTACAATTAGAAATAACAGTTGAGGAACTGAATAAGTTGAACAGCAACCCTGCTGCTCAGGCAATTCAAACACTACAAAATGCTGGACTAAATCCAGTACCAGTTACACCAGCACAACCTATTGGAAATCAATGGGGCGCTGGCACACAAGGTGCAGCAGCACAAGCACCAGCAGGTTCACCTGTTTGCGACCACGGATTGCCTATGCGATTTGTAGCAGCAGGTATCAGCAAGGCTGGTAAACCATACAAGGCGTTCTACGCATGCCCTAATGCCCGCGAAAGTGCATGCAATAAGAAGGTCGCTGCGTAGTAATGAGATTACTTAGCCGTGCCATAAAGACTGCTTCACAAGGTGGGGCAACTGTCCCCACAGTTTGGCAGTCTTTAGCAGCCCAACAAGTGATGTTTAGACACGGTGAAGTATCAATGATTGCTGGTCCGCCGGGGGCAGGTAAAAGTACATTGGCTTTATCGTTAGCCGTGCAAGCCAAAGTTCCTACCCTGTACATCTCGGCGGACACGCACTCACACACCATGTCCCTTCGTATGCTTGCAATGCTTACGGGTAAACCACAAGGTGAAGTTGAACCTTTAATGGAACAAGACAGGGATTGGGCAGCACAGATGTTAAAACCTGCTGACCATGTGATGTGGGAGTTTGATAGCGCACCAAGTTTGAAAGACATTGAGGACTCTGTTCTTGCTGCCCGTGAAAGACTTGGTGATGATGTTCGTTTAATCGTGCTTGATAACGCCGTTGATGTAACACTTGAAGGTCAAGATGAGTGGGGCGGTTTGCGTACATTGATGCGTGAACTTAAATGGTGGGCTAGAGAAACTGGCGCTGCCGTTGTTGTATGCCACCACACCAGCGAAGGTGTACAAGGTAATCCTTGCCCACCAAGGCACTCACTACATGGCAAGGTGGCGCAGACTCCGAGCCTAATACTTACAGTACATAGCCAACAAGGTGTGATGGGCGTATGTGCTGTTAAAAACCGTTACGGTCCCGCAGATGCTACTGGTGGTACACCTATTTGGTTGTCCTACGAACCTGCCAGTATGCAAATTACAGACTTAACACAACATCAAGTACAGATAGGACAACAGCAGTTACTATGAGCGAGGATAGTTTAAACGACAAATTCGCACCTAAGATAAAAGTTTCACAAGAATTATTAAAACAGATGATTGATAGCGCCCCTATCTCAGATGAGATGCGTGCAAAGATTACTCAGCAACTACCAATGATTGCGGAAAACTTAGATGATGCAACTCGTAGGATTTATGACCCGCAAAAGATTTGGTTTGAGTCTGTTCAGTATGCAGATTATGTTGACCAGTTAGCATCACATTTAAGGGATGCAGTTATTGAGGAACATCCTGATGATTGCAAGATGGAGATAGCCGTTGGCTTACATACTATGTCGGGTATTTGGAAAGCCATGGCAGAAAACGCAATGACCATACTAGACGACATGGAAATTAAAGCAGAGATGTATGACTTTGATGAAGTCATTATTGGAGTAAAGGAAAAAGATGCATAGTAAAAATGAAACTTTATCTATTGGTTGGTGCGATAATGGTATGTCTGACGGTAAGTTTACCGAAGGACTTGTTTACACAATTATTATGGGTCAAGACCCTAAGAACATACAGATACATAATGCTATCCGTGTGCAAGGTAATCAGATTGGCAGGCAACGCCAAAGTCTATTTGACCTATGGGCTGACCAAGTAAAGACTGATTGGTTGTTATGGGTTGACTCAGACATTGTGCTTAATCAAGATGTGTTAAAGAAATTATGGGATACAGCAGATAAGTTAACACGCCCAGTTGTTACTGGTGTTTACTTTATCTCCAAAGAAAACGAACAAGCATTGATGCAACCTATGCCTTGTATCTTTAATGAAGGTAAAGATGAATTTACAATTCAATACATACACCCACTACCTGATAATGAAATAATTAAAGTGGATTGTGCTGGCATGGGATTAGCCTTAATGCATAAGAGTGTTGTTCCTAGACTACGAGAAGTTTGCCCTGATTATTCTTTGTTTGCAGAGAAGGAAGGTTTAAACAATCAGTTTGTAAGTGAGGACATTGTGTTCTTTAGATACTTAAAGAAAGCAGGTGTACCTGTTCATGCCCATACTGGCGCTCGCGTTAAACACATGAAGCGTTTTAGTTTAGATGAAAATTATTACAGGTTGTACTGGGGTTCTGTCTATGAAGCCGAAGCAAGAAAGGCAAAAGCAAATGAACAACCAAGCGAACAAGCGTAGAGGCGCAGCCTTTGAAATAGAACTAGCCGACTGGTTTATGACTCAGGGTTTAAACGCACAGCGTTTACCCCGTGCTGGTAGAAACGACATAGGGGATGTGTTCTTGCCTACGGCAAATGACTTCTATGTTGTTGAAGCCAAAGCCCCAAGGCGGGATGGGCGTATTGACCTGAGTGGGTGGCTAAGGGAAGCCTACATTGAGGCAGAAAACTATCGGATTGCTAAGAAGTTGGCGTTAGCACCCAACCCATTGGTCATCATAAAGGCTGCAAATAAGGGTATTGGAGATGCTTATGTGGTACAGAAACTAAGTGATGCCCTTGCAAAACTCTGATAAAAAGCACGACATTGTTACTATACTGGAACACTACGGGTTTCAAATACCTGTCCGACATGGGTGGATTACCGTGCGTTGCGCTTTCCATGGTGATAGAGTTAAGTCAGCGCGTTTAAACATAGACAACGGTGGGTTCAGATGCTTCGGCTGCGAGATGGCTGGGGATGTGTACTCAATCATAATGAAAAAAGAAGGAGTTGCATTTCGTGAGGCTATCAAAATCGCAGAGAGAATTACTGGAATTAGCGAGTCTGAGTTACGCGGAAAACCTAGAACAAGTGATGCCTTACCTGAGTCAGAGAGGTATCACCGAACAGACAGCGCGTATGTTCCGCCTAGGCTTCGTAACAGAGCCTGAGATTGGGCATGAACCTTACAGGGACAAATTATCAATTCCTTACCTAACACCAACAGGAGTTGTGGACATCCGCTTCCGTAGTTTAAACGGTGATGGACCGAAGTATCTATCAAGACCGGGGGCTACTACACACATCTTTAACATTGCTGCATTGTTTCAAGAGAGTGATTGTTTAGTTGTATGTGAAGGTGAAATAGACACAATGATTGCTACCCAAGCAGGCTTTAGTGCTGTTGGTTTGCCGGGGGCAAACAACTGGAAACCATTTTATGGCAGAGTTTTAGCAGACTGGTCAAAGATTTTGTTATTTTGTGATGGCGATAATGCTGGTCGTGAGATGGCAAAGAATTTATCCCGTGAATTAGACAATGTATTTCCCGTGTTCATGCCTGAGGGGTGTGATGTAAATGATGTGTTCTTAAACGAGGGCGCTAACGGGTTACGAAAACGAGCAGGAGTTTAAACACATGATTAAAAAAGTCGTGGTGCTTAGTGACTATCAAGTGCCTTATCAAGATAGGAAGTCAGTCGCTTTACTCCACGATTTCATTTGGGATTACAAACCCAATGAACTGTGGATAGTTGGAGATTGGATTGACCAACCTGAACCTAGCCGTTGGTCAAGAGGTAATGCTGGTGAGTATGCAAGAACATTGCAGGCTTCCGTTAATGAAGCAACAGATTTATTAGCAGACTTACGCCACATTATGGGTCGCAGACCTATACATTTTAAGACAGGTAACCACGACATAAGAGTTGAGAAGTATGTGTCGCAGTATGCGCCAGCACTACGCAGCCTTAGTAGTTTAACTATTGAGGAAATGTTTGACCTTGACCGTTTAAACATTACTCTACACCGCAAGCCAGTAGAACTTGCACCAAACTGGTTGCTTGCTCATGGTGATGAAGGTGCAATGAGTCGTATTGCTGGCGGAACCGCAATGAATTTAGCAAAACGCTATGGCAAAAGTGTCGTCTGTGGACACACGCACCGTCTTGGTTTACAAGCGTTTACTACATCAGTTAATGGGAAAGTGACGGAACAGTTGTATGGATTTGAGGTGGGAAACATGATGCGGTTAAGCGCTGCCCACTATGTGGGCGGGTCTGCTAATTGGCAGCAAGGATTTGGATTGCTAACAATTAAAGACCGTCAAGTATTTCCTACTCCTGTGTATTTACACAAGGGTCAATTCATAGTAAACAACAAGCACTATGCCTGAGTTTTTGGAACCTATCCGTCAGGTGGGCGGTGACGGCAAGCGGGAAACCGCTGCCGTTCACGCTTTATCTAGGCTCTATCCGAACTGGCGCTTCTACCCTACGCCTAGGTTTTACTTTACTGATTTTCATTTGACTTGGTTGCACGACAATGGCAGAGAGAACTACTTAGGGGACATAGAGATTAAGTGGCTATCAATAGATAGCAGTATCCCAGCAATCTTTCCTTTCAATAAGTTGCAGCAGATGCTGATTAGTCCACCATACCTAGACAACCCTGATACTTTCCACCGTATTTGTTTTAGATTTACTGATGGTACTTTGTTGATACCAGTTAAAGAACTTGCTGGTTTGATGCCTGAGTTTAATGTTCGCCACGACACCAACGAGCGTGACCTTGTAGTACGAGTTAATGCTATGATGTTTAAACGCTACTGGATAGATGTAGTCATAAAGGAGTAAGAGTGGAATTGCAGGATGTTGAGAAGTCCCCGCTTTGGGATACCGTTTACAAACTAGCGAGGACTGCATCTCGGTATTCAGCCAAGATAAATAAGAACGCTGTGTCTGTTGACGACATTTTCCAGCATCTAGTTTTATGGGCGCTAGAACATTGGCACAAGATTGACGAGTGGAACGAGCAAGAGTCCTTGCCGTTTAAACTACGCCGCACCTTTGCCAATGAAGCGCAGAAGTTTGTGACTAAAGAGCGTGCCTATAAGTCCCGTGTATCTACCAATGATTTCTTTTACTACACGCCCACTATCTTGCATGAATTACTAAGAGATGTATGGGACTACGAGGGCTGGTTAGATGCACCTGATTTGAGTAATGAGTTTGTAAGTACAAGTGGCAAACCAAGCGAAGGTAATAATCGTATGGCTTTGCTATCTGATGTAGCCAATGCATTACATGGTTTAAACGAACAAGATAAGAACCTACTCCGGCAACGATACGCCAATGGTGGCATGGACTTTGATGTGCTGGCTGTCGTGTATGAGATGAGCGAGGAAGCCTTACGCAAGAGAGTGCATAGGGCTACCAAGAAACTACAAGATAGGCTTGGTGGAGAGCCACCAATTTGGTCAAATCGTAGGAGAAAGATTAAGTCTAACGCTCAGGCAAGAGCAGAAACACAGAGGCAAGAGTGAAAGACTTTGGCAGACTGACTATCAATGTGCGTTTAAACAGCATACATGCTTTTGGAGTGGGCTTTGATTTCTACCCAGTTGTAGAATTTATAGACGGAACCAATGATGCAAGGGTGCTTGCTCGTTGTTTACATTTAGATTTTCTTGTATTCTTTATTCACATAACTCTCTATCCGAAAGTGAGATGGCAATGATAATCGGACTATCGGGCTACGCCCAATCAGGTAAAGATACAGTTGCAGAACTGTTGTGTTTAAACTATGGGTTCAAGCGCATTTCATTTGCGCTACCTATGCGTGATGCTGTCTATACATTGAACCCTTTTCTTGAAAGTGGTAATCGTGTTGCAGATTTAATTGATGAGTATGGTTGGGATGTAGCCAAGGGCAATGCCGAAGTCCGTAGATTGCTGCAAGTATTTGGAACTGATGTTGGTCGTGAATTATTTGGTGAAACATTTTGGATTGACCAAGCGTTTAAACGAGCAGCCGAATACCAGCGAGTAGTATTTTCTGATGTGCGTTTTCCTAATGAAGCCAAGGCTATTCAGAATAAAGGTGGTGATGTATGGCGTATCAATCGTCATAACCATGCACCAGTTAATCATCACATCTCAGAGCATGCAATGGATAATTATTTGTTTAAACATGTAATCTACAATGATGGAACTCTTGATGAATTAAGTGATGAAGTCTTTATGCTTGCTAAAGAACTAGGTCTATAAAAAGGAACAACACCCGCTGGGACTGGAACCATTGGGTGTTGTTCAAATGTAGCGTATCAGACAATAAACTTGCTTGCAAGGGCTGGGTCAGACAAGCCTATGCGTGCCTTCTCACGAATTAAACGCCTGTCGTGTGGTTTTGTACCAGCCCAAATCCCTTCTCGCTCATGGCATAGCGCCCACTCCAAGCACATGGCTTGCACCGGACAATCACCACAAATGCGTTTAAACAAGTTATGTTGTTCTGCTGTAAGTTCAGCATTTTCAGGGAAAAATAATTCCGTATCAATTCCCACACAATTACCCTTCGCAAACTCTATTGAGTTGTACGAAAGGTAATGGTATGTGATGTCCCCAATTTGCTTGACTCCTATGACTCTATGATGTTGTGGTTTAAACGACATCAATACCACCGCTTGGCAAGGAAGTGTGCGTATGCTTTGCACGGGGAACCTGCGTAGCGGTGGTCAATGTAAGCAAGTCCTGCTCGGACTTGGATGAAACCGTCAGATGTCTTTTCGTATCCAACATTTTTCCATGTGGCTGGCATAAACTGTGCGATACCGTATGCGCCACTAGATTTGTTCTCTGCTTTATTTCGCCAATTACTTTCGGCAGTCCATAACGCCCACAAACAAGACCATTGTTCTACTTGATTGCGTTGCATTAGCAGATTGATTGCATGTAATTGGAAGTCGTTAGTATGGTAGGCAACCAACCCCACCGCTGGCTGCGGTGGCGCTGCTGATGTTGCTTTGGTTGGTGCTGCTGTGTATCCGATAAGTAAACCAAATACAAACGCTGATGCTGCTACCGTTTTAACTCCACGGGTAGTCAAACTACTGCGTTTAAACTTACGCTTACGCATCTGTCTTGATGGCTTTGCCGTTTCTTTAATCAGGGGATTGTACTTGCTTGCTTCGTTAGGTTTCATGCTGCCTTCTCCCACTCATGTAGTTCTCTCGGTTCCCAAAAGGTTTCAATAGTTGTTAACCAATAGTCCGAGATGTCCGTGTCGTAGCCTTCGCCATCATCTGTGCCAACAACAATCATGTTGCCTTTGATGTTGTCCCAGTATGTAATGTTGCCAGCCAGTAGGCATAGCAGCGTTGCGTTGTTGTTGAAGTCAAGGTCATGTATCTTGCCTTCCTCATTTATGTATGCAGTTGCGTTAGGCAAACGCATGATTTCAATAAGTCCGCCCACACTTTCCTGCATTTTTTCTAGTGAGTCAAATACCCTGCGTGCGTATGTTCCGTCAGGATAAAGGACAACACCCTTGGTTGCTGGATGATTAGCCATGTTTAAACACTCTCCTTTGCAGGTTTGTGATGCCATCTGTTTTCAATAGCAGTATTGATTTCGGTTCGTATCTTTTGTGCATCAACCGCAACCGATTGAATTAAACCATCTTGTGGATACGCATGTGCAAGGTTGCCAACCCTACGCAATACACCATCCAATGCGTTTGCTGTGTCGTACCAAATTAGTACGCCATTTTCGTACACTTGCACCGTCATAGCGACTCCAGTTCTGTTGTGTTTAAACGGTTGTTTGTATGTTTAACAATCAATCCTTCGCCTTTGTCTATGCATAAGGCATCCAGTTGAATTGCTAAATTGTATCGCCCATCATCCCCTTCACTTGGTTGATAGGTAGGAACCCACTCAGGTTCAAGGTTGTACTCAGCGTGGTTTTCATCTTTAAACCACCACATTTTGTAGCCTTCTCGCTCATCCCATAGGAGATGAACATAGTATTCATCACCTTCGTATGTGAAAGTGATGTCCTTTGTCCACACTCGGTCAATGTGTAGATGTTTTTTAACTTTGATGGCAGCCATGTTTAAACACCTACCTTTGCTTGGTCAAGCATAGCCAGTACTTCTTTGTATGCTTCTGCTTTGTTCTTGTGATAACTGACTGTGCCTTGCTTCCATGTTCTGCCTGCTTGTTCTAAGCGTAAGTGGTAAGCAATCTTTGCAATGACTTGGTTCCTAATTTCCAGCATGATTAAACAATCTCCTTTACTTCTACAAGGTCAGGGTTGCCATCTAGCATTTGATAATCATTTATGTTTAGTTGGTTAACCTTTTCCCATGCTTCTTTAAGGGAGTTAGCCTTTATCTTGGCTAGGTAATTGGATGTTGCAGTCAGATTTACTTGATAAGTTTTCATTAACTCACCACCTGTACTGATTGAACCCGCATCTGTTGCCCACAAAAACGCACTTGCCACTCAATGGCTAGCGCCTTTGCTTGCTTCAAACTTTCTGCATAGAAAGTCTGCGGTTCCCACTCTTTCTTTGTTGCCTTGTTGTAAAGGACTAGCAGATAGGGCTTCTTATTGTCGCCCTGTTTCCACATGTTCTCCACCTGTTCATCTGTGTACATGTCCAGCCTTTCTGTTATGTTAGGTGTGTTGGTGATTACGCTGGTTAGACCTGCATCTCTCACCAACACAAGACCTATCATCTCATGCCCTATTCGTGCGTAGTCAAGCACATTTTAAAAATAATTCATAACAATTTTGTTATCTT